CAACAAGCAAAGAACAAAAATGGCAATGTCGGATGCACAGCTTATGCACGCACAAAAAATGGCTCAAGGCCAGGAAGCTTACCAAGGAAAACTTTTAGAAGCTAGACAATCGGATTGGAAAGACGAGGCAGTTTTGATAATTCTCTCAGCGCCCATCGCAATTTTGGCCTGGGCAGTCGTATCTGATGACCCAACCGCAATGGATAAAGTAAAATTGTTTTTTAAAATGTTCTCAGAGCTCCCGTCATGGTTCACAAACTTATGGATCCTTGTAGTGGCGTCGATTTATGGTATAAAGGGAACACAAATATTTAGAGGAGGGAAAAAATAATGGCAAACAAGAGATATAATAATCAACTTTTTAAAGATTTAAAATCAAAAGGAGTTATTGACGATAAAACTAAGGTCAAAGATCTTAAAAAAATTTCAACAGGAATTGAAAGACCTAAAAAAATGGCTGGTGGCATGATGAAAAAAAGAAGCATGCTAAAATCTGGAAGTTTAAAACCTGTGGATAAAGAAAAGAATCCAGGTCTAGCTAAGCTACCAACTAAAGTTAGAAACAAAATGGGTTTTTTAAAAGATGGCGGCAGAGTAAACAAAATGGGCGGCGGAATGATGAAAAAAAGAAGCATGTTAAGGCATGGATCAAAAGATCCATCTGTAGCAAAAGATTTAAAAAAAATGACAAAAGAACTTGATGGTGCTGAAAAGGATATGAAACTTTCAACAACAGGAAAAACTAAAAATAAAAATTTTAAAATGCCAAAAGGTGAAATTTTTAAAATGAAAAAAGATAAAAAAATAAAACTTAGATGTGGGTAAAAAATAATGCTTAAAAAAATTAAAAATAAAATTTGCGAAATCGTTTGCAAGCTGTTTGGTATTACACCTTGCGTTTGTGATCACGATTGTGAGTGCAAAGATAAAGCGAGCAAACAATAATGACTAAACTTTGTCCTAGAGGTAAAGCCGCAGCAAAGAGAAAATTTTCTGTGTACCCCTCAGCATATGCGAACGCCTACGCCAGCAAAATTTGTGCAGGTAAAATTAAAGATCCCTCAGGTGTAAAAAGAAAAGATTTTAAAGGACGTAAAAAAGCGGCAGCCGGTGGATTAATGGAAGCTACTCAGAGATTAAAAAGACAGGGATTAAAAAAGGGAGGCATTGCAACCGGGTGCGGAAAAGTGATGTCAAATAGAAGAAAAGTAACAAAGGTTTTTTAGAACCATGGCTAAAAAAGGTCGTCAACTACCGGGTTCAAAAACTAAAACAGAATTAGAAGTTTTCTCTCCCAAAGATAGATCAAAAGTTTTTAAGAAACCAAAAAAGGGTGATGATATCAAAAAAGAAATAGAAGATAATAAAATGGAGTTTGACCCTAGTTTTAGAATTACTAAGGTAGATCCTGAAAAAAGAACAATTAAAGGTTTTAAAATTGGCAAAAAAGGTGCAGAATTTTATTTTGAAAAAAAATTTAAAAAAGGTGGAAGAGTTTGTAGAATTAAACCTAAACTAGCCAAAAGAGGTTACAAATAATAATATGGCTAAAAACGGTCTTGATAAATGGTTTAAACAAAAATGGGTCGATATTGGCTCAAAGAAAAAAGATGGATCTTTTTCTAAATGTGGAAGATCAAAACAAAAAGCAGACTCGAAACGTAAGTATCCAAAATGCGTCCCGCTTGCAAAAGCAAGAAGCATGTCAGAAGGACAAAGACGTTCAGCGGTAAAAAGAAAGAGAGCAGTAGCTCAAGGCGTTGGTGGTAAACCAACAAATGTAAAAACAATTGTGAAAAGAACAAAAAAAGCAAACGGTGGACCAGGAGGAACAACAACTCCATACTTTGGTAGATCAATCAAAGGGAGTTATGGTGGTGTAGAGTTATCAAATCCATCTTACAGAAAATATTATAAAGGATTAATTTAATGGTAAAAGGTTTAAAGAAAGTTGTCAAAGGTTTGCAAAAAGCATCCAAGACACATGCAAAACAAGCTAAGATAGTTAAAAAACATATTAAAAGAATGGGTAAGAATGGCAAGAAGAGATAAGATGCCAGCAAGAAACAAGAAGAACTTCAGGCCTACAAAGGCCGGAGCAGGAATGACACGAGCCGGTGTTGCTTCCTATAGAAGAAAAAATCCCGGTTCAAAACTACAAACAGCGGTCACAGGCAAGGTCAAACCTGGATCAAAAGCTGCAGCTAGACGTAAATCATATTGCGCTAGATCGGCCGGACAAATGAAAAAATTCCCCAAAGCAGCAAAAGATCCTAATTCTAGACTACGCCAGGCTAGAAAAAGGTGGAAATGCTAATACTTGAAGATCTAGTAAAAAAACTTAGAAAAGAATTGAGAGACAATTACCAAGCGGTAGGTGACTCAATGATTGCAGGAAATGCAAAAGATTACGAACAATACAAATATATGTTAGGTCAAGCACATGCTTACCAATCTATGGATCAAGCACTAACAGATATACTTAATCAAAACGATAAAAAGGAGAAACAAGATGAGCGAAAAGCTGATAATGTCATCGAATTCGAAAGAAGTTCCGAAGACTAGACTTGCACTTGAAGAAAAATTTAAGAAGCAAGATAAAGCAGAAGCAGACGCGTATGAGCGTTTAAAAACAAAAGAAGAAACTAAACTTCCTAAACCTACGGGTTGGAGAATGATTGTTCTGCCATTTAAAATGCCAGAAAAATCTAAAGGAGGTTTATATTTTGGACAAGAGACTTTAGAAAAACAACAAGTGGCATCCACGTGTGGACTCGTTCTTGCACTAGGACCACATTGTTATGACAAAGAAAAGTTTCCTGAAGGACCATGGTGTAAAAAAGGTGACTGGGTTATCTTTGCACGTTATGCAGGTTCTAGGATACAAATCGATGGAGGCGAGGTAAGAATATTAAACGATGATGAAGTTCTCGCATCTATTGAAAACCCAGAAGACATACTTCATCAATATTAACATAGGAGGAAACTATGCAAGTAGAAGAAAACAAGACAGTTGACATTGATACTTCCGGCCCAGATACTGAGGTCGAATTAAAAGAAGATCAAACAACTAGTATTGCTCCAGTTGAAGAAACTGAAGCACCTGTAGTCGCTGAGACTCAAGAAGCCAGCAGCGAGCAGCAAGAGGCTTCGAAGAAAGAAGAAAAGAAAGAAGAATTAGAAGATTATAGTAGAGACGTTCAAAGAAGAATAGCAAAGCTGACTAAAAAAATGCGTGAAGCTGAAAGACAAAGAGACGAAGCTTTAACATTTGCAAAAATCCAAAAAAACAAAGCTGAGGATTTAAATCAGAAATATTCATCTTTGGAAACAACATCTGTAAAAGATAGGCAAGAGAAAATTACTTCATTACTTGATGCACAAAAGTCAAAACTAGCACAAGCTAGAGACGCAGGTGATACAAGTGCTGAAGTAGAAATCTCGAAGCAAATCGCACAGTTAGGATATGAAGAAGCGAGAATCCAGGAGCTTACAAAAGCTGCAGAAATGCAACCTAAAAAAGCTGAGGAAACCGTGGAATCACCTATTTCAAAATCAATGCCAGAAGTTCAAGTTGACCCTAAAGCAGAGTCTTGGGCAGCAAAAAACACATGGTTTGGTAAAGATAAAGCAATGACTTATACTGCTTTTGATTTACATAAAACATTGGTTGATGAAGAAGGATATGATCCTAAATCAGACGAATACTATACTGAGGTGGATAAAAGAATAAGACTTGAATTCCCTCATAGATTTGATAAACCAGAGTCAACGGAATCGACCAAACCTGTGCAAACAGTAGCGTCAGCGACGCGAAGCACAAAATCAGGTCGCAAAACTGTGAGACTCACGCCGTCTCAAGTTGCAATCGCTAAAAAATTAGGTGTGCCACTTGAAGAATATGCGAAACAATTAAAACTCACGAAGGAGGCATAAGCATATGGAAAACGATAATAAAAAAACCTCTCGTGCGAGCCAAACTAGGGAAAAACAATCCAAACCCAAAGTATGGACTCCACCGTCTGCTTTAGACGCACCCCCAGCGCCAAATGGATTTAGGCATAGATGGGTAAGAGCTGAAAGTCTTGGATTTCAAGACACAAAAAATGTGTCGGGAAGAATAAGACAAGGATACGAATTAGTTAGATCTGATGAATATCCCGATAGTGATTATCCCATTGTCGAAGATGGAAAATACGCAGGAGTGATCGGAGTAGGTGGCCTTGTGCTGACAAGGGTACCGGAGGAGGTCGCAAAACAAAGACAAGCTTATTATGCGAAACAATCGCAAGAGCAAGTCGAAGCTTTAGACAACGACCTTATGAAGGAGCAGCATTCAAGTATGCCAATCAATATTGATAGGCAGACTCGTGTAACTTTCGGTGGATCAAAGAAAAATTAATTTTTTAGCGATTCCCTGGATAAACTTTAATAAGGAGAAAACTATATGGCAAACAAAGACGCACCTTTTGGTATGAAGCCAATTGGAAAAGTCGGTCAAAATAGAGATAACCAAGGTTTATCCGAGTACGATATTGCAGCTTCTGCAACAGCGATCTATTTTCAAGATCCAGTTAAAATGTTAAATACTGGAACAATTGGAGTAGCCGCAGCAGGTGATGCTTTACTCGGTGTACTGACAGGTATCTTTTTTACCGACGCATCAACAAGCAAGCCAACCTTTGCAAATCACTTAGACGCATCTAATGCGGCGACTGATATCAAAGGATTCATTACGGATGATCCGTATGAAAGGTTTGAAATACAATCAAATAATAGTGGAGCTTCTGCATCAACTGATATCTTCAATGTGGCTGATATCGTGTATGCTGCAGGTTCATCACCAGATTACGTATCTCAAGTAGAGTTAAATGACTCAACTTTAGCTGCGGGATCTTCTGCAACATTGCAGATTCTTGGTCCTTCAAAAGATCCAGATAACAGTGATGTAGGTTCTGCGAATGTCAACTGGGTCGTTAGAATTAACGAGCATCTGTTAGACATGAACGTAAACGGCGTATAATAGGAGGATACAACTATGGCCATTTCTAGAGGACAACTAGTCAAAGAACTAGAGCCAGGTTTGAATGCCCTATTCGGCCTGGAGTATAAACAGTATGAAAATCAACATGCTGAAATATACACAACTGAAACTTCAGACAGAGCGTTTGAAGAAGAAGTTATGTTATCAGGATTTGCATCAGCGCAAGTCAAAGCTGAGGGATCTGGTGTTTCTTTTGACAATGCTCAAGAGACTTTCACTGCAAGATACACTCACGAGACAATCGCTCTTGCATTCTCGATAACTGAAGAAGCTATTGAAGATAACCTGTATGACAGACTCGCGTCTAGATATACAAAAGCGTTAGCACGTTCAATGGCACAAACAAAACAAGTTAAAGCGGCTAATCCATTAAACAATGGATTACCAACTGCGGACAATTTTGATGCAGGTGACGGTGTTTCTTTATTTAACACAGCTCACCCAACAATTGCTGGTTCGTTTAAAAACACTTTAACTACTCAAGCTGACTTAAACGAAACTTCATTAGAGCAATCAATGATTGACATTGCTGCGCTTACTGATGAAAGAGGTTTAAAGATTGCTGCTAGAGGCGTGAAAATGATCGTTCCAAGTGAAAACCAATTCACTGCGGAGAGATTAATGAAGTCTCAAGGTAGAACAGCTACAGCTGATAATGATATCAATGCAATCGTATCTATGGGTATGATTCCGCAAGGATACAGAGTGAACAATTTCTTAACTGATACTGACTCATTCTACATTATCACTGACGTGCCAAATGGTATGAAGATGTTTGACAGAGCACCTATTAAGACTGCTATGGAAGGCGACTTTGATACTGGTAACGTAAGATACAAAGCTAGAGAAAGATACTCTTTTGGAGTTTCTGACCCTAGAGGTATCTTCGGTGTTGAAGGTGCATAATCTTTAACGATTTTTGGGGCCAGACACAATCTGGCCCCAATTAAAAATTAGAAAGGAAAAATGACTTCAAAGTACAAAATCAAAATATTTACCAAAAAATTACAAACAGAATTTATTTTAGAGACTACAAGTTCCATGATTATCATGTCTCAAGTTCATAAAGAAATAATTGACTTTCTAGGAAAAAACACTATAAAATGGGAGCCGAACAAGCTTAATTACAATGGTAAAAGCGAGTTCTATATAACCTATGAGGAGGTTAATGATGGCTCAAGACAACATGGTGTTGTTCGCGAGGAAGATCCACTTCGAGTCTAGATGGAACGAATTGTATCTTAAAAACGGCGGAATGGTAACACCAGAAATGTCAGCTCTAGGAGATCAAATCAAAAAAGTAATTAGACAGATTTTGAAAAACCAAGAGCAACCAAAGAAGAATCCACAGGATCTAGAGTACCACAACTACGCTAGTTAACTAGGGGTCTATCTTTTTTAAAAAGTGGAAACACTTGCTAAGGGGACCTTTCTGCTATATAAAAATCTTACTATACATTATTAAATTGACATGGACGCGTATAGTCGACGGCCTAGAGACCATGTTAATTAAACTAGGAGGATAATAATATGGCACAAACTACATTTTCAGGACCAGTAAAATCTTTAAGAGGATTCGTTACTGCAGGACCTGACGCGGTTGTAAACATCACAGCGGAAACTACTTTAACTTTTGCTGCTCACGCAGGTAAAGTGATTAAAGTAAATGATGCAGATGGTGCAATCACACTTCCAACAATCAAAGCAGATAGCAAAGGCGGATCAGCTGGATCTGACGATCCTAACGCAAACAATCAATTAGGTGCAGTTTACAAATTTTTTGTAGGCACAGATTGTACAGATTGCGATATTAAAACTGATGGAACTGACAAATTTGTCGGTCACGCAACTGTTGTTAACGTTGCAGATGGAACTAATAATACATTTGCACCAGCATCATCAAACGATGTTATCAGCATGAATGGCGGAACTAAAGGTGGAGATAAAGGTAGCACGGTTACAATTACTGCACTTGAAGATAACGTATATTTAGTAGAAGCTGTGTTGATCGGTACGGGTACTGAAGCAACACCTTTTGCAGATAGTTAATAATTTAAGGTGCTCCTTCGGGAGCACCTTTAAAAGGAGATATAAATGAGTTATAAGGGCGATATAAAATCGGTAAGAGTTACAGCAACCGGTGCAGTATTTGCAGGTAGAACTAGACTAAGAGGAATTATTTTAGCATCAGACGGCGGAGGTGCTGGAACGATTATACTTCAAGACAATACAGATAGCACAACTTTGTTTCAAGCTGACGTTCCTACAGGAGATGTTTTTTCAGTAAACTTTCCTGAAGATGGAATTTTATTTAAAGG